CGAACATGCCGGAGACGACCCACCATCCGGCGCCGGTCAGCACGCCGCCGCCCAGCAAGACCGCGGCGATTGCCAGGAGGATCTCTCCGGTCGTCATGATGCCGTCTCCGTGTCCACGAGCTTGGTGTGAATCCGCAGCGTGTGCCCGTACGGATCGCTCGGCCGCCAGTGGCCCGCGCCGCCGAGGTCCATCACCTCGAAGACGTGGACCTCGTCCCCAACGGTGACACGCACCTGATCGCCGGGCTCCGGCTGCGCCTTCTGCCCGGCCAGCACCAGGTCGGCCGCGGGGACAATGAAGTCCGTCGCCTTGGCCTCGACGACCGTGCCGTACTCGTCGGCGACCTCGTACGTCGTCCGGCCCAGCGTGGCCGACAGCTCGACGGACTCGGCGCCCCGGGCGTACGTCACGGTGCGCGAGGCGTGCTGCTTGAGCATACCTGCCAGCCATGAAGCGCCTTGTTCGAGCATGTCGGCCACGCTGTCACGCTCCCGCCGCTACGAGCTCTCGAAGCCGCTCTCGTCCGAGTCGTCGTTGAGGTTGCCGACGTAGCCCTGGCTCAGCCGAACACGAACCGTCGCCTCGTCGCGGTCGGCGTGCGCCACCGCCTGGCCAATCAGCCCGTTGGCCCCGGACTCATCGTCCAGCTTGGCGACCTCCTCGGCCTCGTCCCAGAACAGACTCTCGCCGGCCTGGATGGCCGTGCCGGCCCCGGTGGCCTTGGGGAAGTCGAAGACGCCGACCACCGCCAGGGCGCCGAGCGTGTTGGCCGGGATATCCACCTTCGCCACGCCCAGGAGGTCGTTACGGACGACCACCTGCCCTGCGCTGACGGCCACCTCGGGCGTGTAGTCGATTGCGTCGCCGTCGTGAATGAACTGTGCTGTTGCCATCAGATCGTTCTCCTGTCATTGTTGGTCTTATTGATAATGATTCCTAACTGGGTCTGGGGCCGTCAGGCCTCGCCCTTCATCTTCACGGCGCCGCGGTAGTCCTGCTCGCGGACGCCGAAGTCGATGTAGCCCCGGAACTGGATGCCGAGCGTGTTGAAGTCCGCGTCGGTCTTCTCGACCGTCGGCCGGTCCACGCCGTTGAGGAACGCCACCTCCAGGGCCGGCAGCCGATTCGGGTCGGCGAAGAGGTACCACGCCTTCGCGCTGGCGCCCTTGAAGGACGTATTGCTCAGGTAGCTGCTCGAGACGGACTCGAACTTGCCCACGTGCGGGTTGTCAGAGGGCTTGCCCTTGCCCTCGGCGGTGGTCTCGTTGAGCTTCAGGCTCTTCATCAGCAGCTCAGCCGCCACCTTCAGCGCCGTCGGCACCAGCAGGATGGCCGGCACCACGCCCAGGGGGCGCCCGTTGGGCTTGGTCTGGTCCAGGAACAGCACCTCGGCCTTCGTCAGTCCGTCCACGTCGAGCACCGTGTCAGCACCGGCGGCGTAGTTCTTGTGCCCGACGGAGAAGAAGCTGCCCGGGTTGCTCAGCAGCAGCCTCCAGACCGCGTCGGCGATGGCCTCGGCCGCACCCATCCCGATCTGCCGCGGGATGTCGGTAAAGGCCGCCAGGTCATCGTTGATGATCATCTCCCTGGTCAGGGCGAACATGATCCCGTGGGTGGCGGCCTTCTGGCCGAAGGTCTGCTCGTCGATCCGGCCGTGCTTGAGTTCCCCGTCGGGCCCGACCGGCAGGAACGTGAAGTTGCTGGTCATCCGGTAGCGGGTGTGCTCCTTGAAGTCGTTGACCGAGGCGATCTTGCAGACCCGCCGCCAGGCGTCCTCCACGTAGTTGTAGCCCTCCAGCAGCATCTTGTTGGCGATGTTGGACAGGATGCCCGGCAGGGACGCGGTGGAGAAGGCGGCCTGCAGCCAGCCCGAGGCGTCGCGCCGGAAGCGAGGCAGCTGCTGGCCGACGACCCGCTCGCAGAACTCCTGGATGCCGATGCCGCGCAGCTTGTCGGCCGCCTCGAGGACGGGCTCGGCGTAGACCGACTCGATCTGACGGCCGGAGATGCCCGAGGCCATCAGCGCCGCGGCCTCGAAGACCTGCGGGCTGGTGTTCCGCGGCTGGGTGGCCACCGCCGGCACGGTCGGCCGCGATGCGCGAAGCACGTGCAGCTCGGTCTTGGTCGCATCCCAGCCCTCCTCGATGGCCTTGGCCTCGATCTCGGCGTGCTTGCCGCTGCAGACCTTGCGGATCGCCTCGATCCGTCGGGTCTCGGCGGCCATCTGCTGGCGCATCTGGGCAACGGGATCGGGCGCCGAGGCGTTGACGGTATCAGGGGTGTTGTCCGTGTCGTTCGGCGCCGTGGCTCCGGGGGTGTCCGTGCCGGTGTCCGCGTCATCATCCGGGGCGGCATTCACGGCATCCGTGGTGCCGGCGTCTGGCTGAACGGTCTGGGCAGCGGCGGTCTTGCCGGCATCAGCCGTCTCCGGGTCGGGGGCCGGGTCGGTGTCGGCAGTCTGAACGTCCGTGTCGGTGGTCTTGTCGTCTTTCATGGCGTCGTGCTCCTTTGCCTGGTCTTGCCCGGGCGCGGGGTCCTGGCCCAGCCGGGCGGCGATCTTTGCCTGCGTGTTGGTGTCCGCTCCGCTGTCGACGAAGCTGATTTCCTTGAGGACGGCCCTCCGGACCACGTGCAGCGGTCCGGTGAACTCCTGGCCGTTAACGGTGACGGTCGCCCCGTGAGGGATGAACTCGGCCTCGATGACCCGGGCCCCGATGGATGCCTGCCACGGAAAGCCGTTCACGCCGCTTCTGGCCACATCCCGGGCCCAGGACGTATCGCGACTGACCAGGCCCTCGGCGATGACCTGACCGTTCTCGATGGCCACCCGCTCGGTGTGCCCCACGCCCTGACGCGGGTTGTGGTCCAGACGGACGGGAATGTCCTGCCGCTCAATGCTCAGGCCCTCGAGGTCCACGACCACCGGGTGCGGGAACCCCGCAATTTGCATCGTCCCACCCGTATAGGCGACCATGGAGAATCGCGGAGTCTTCTTCTCAGTGCCTCCGCCGGCGGCCTCGATGGTCAGCGGCGAGAGGAACTGCAGATACTCAGGAATCGTCTTCATCGGTATCGCTCTCCGTAACAGGGGTCCCTTGATGCTGCTGTGCCTGGTCCTGGCCCAGCCCCAATTCATTCATCAGCTGTCTCTCCTTGGCCCGTTGGCGAAGCTCGGTCTCCCAGTCGCGGCCCTGCCGAGCGTACTCGATGGCAAGCGTCGTCGTGTGCGATCCCAGGCGCATGGCCTGGGCCCTTGCCTCCTTGGCCGGATCGACGTGCTCGGTACCGTCGAAGAACCACTGGTGCGGCAGGCCGCTGACGGTGCGCAGCACGGCCAGTTCGGCAGTCAGCATCGCCTCGGCACACCAGGCGGCGAAGATGCGATCGAGGACCACCTCGCCCATGTGGGCCTGCTCGACGCGGATGGACTTGTAGTAGGTCTGGTGGTCCAGGCGCCCCGAGGCATAGTTGTAGCCCGAGGAGTTGCAGGCGGCGATGTTGTACGGCAGGTTCAGGCAGCGCGCGATCTCGTTCAGCAGTTCGCGCTTGAACTCGCTGTACGTCGTCGCCGGCTGTTCGGCCTTGACCTGCCCGAGCTTCCAGCCGTCCGGCAGCGTGGTGGCCATGCGTTTTTCGAGCTCGATGATGTCCATCGGCTCGACGGCCGCCGCCTCCCCGTTGGCCGGCGCATCGGTGTACAGCACCGCGGCGAAGTCGGCCGCCGTTTCGGCCGCGGCCAGTACCGCCAGCGTGTAACGGCGTAGCTGGGCAAACAGCGGCAGGGCCGGCGTGATCTCCGGCACGCCTCGATGCTGGCCGGGCCGGTCGGTGCGGAAGTAGTGGATCACGTCGGCCGCGCTGAGCAGATCGTAGTCGCTGCGCCACGCACCGATTTCGCCGGGGTGGTTCCGAAGGACCGTATACCCGGCCGGGTTGCCCCACGCGTCCAGGTGGATGCCGTCGATATCGCCTACCACCGGCAGCATCGCTACCGTCGGTGCAGCCACGCGGTCGGCCTCGACCAGGCGGACGTCCAGCTTGATCGGCGAATCGATCAGCGGATTGGCCGTCAATACGCCGAAGACCTCGCCATCGGTCGCTTTGGCCATCCGCATCGTCCTGAGCTTCTCGGCCAAACCGACGGCCACTGCCCATCGCGCAAAGGCCTGTTCGGTACGGCGATTGGCCTCGCTGTCGCCGGCCAGCATCTGCAGGCGAGGGCCCGTGCCGACAGTATCGTTGGCGATCGTCAACACGATCCCCTTGGCGTAGGAGTTGTTGGCCACTTCGTAGCGGGCACGCTGGCGAAGCTTGCGGCGGACATCGACGCTGTTGGCCGAATCGGCCGACAGGCCGTCCGCCATCGCCCAGTGCCGGACGTTTTCGACGGTGGTCTGGGCCGCGTCGTACCTGGCGCGGACGACTGCTGGGACGGTTCGGCGCGGGTGCCCCTTCCTGCGGGACGCGCTTGTCCTGAGCCTGTCGAAGGGCCACATCAGACGGTCCCTCCCGGCTTGATCTTGGCCAGCTTGATACCGAGGCCCTTGCCGGCTGTCGCGTTCTTGCCGGCCAGGTGCTTGTCGGCGGCGATCTGGTCCTTCAGCGAGTGCTGCTCCATCTTGCCCGCATCGCCTTTGGCTCGCTTGGGCCCGGCGGCGTTGTCGCGGATCGTGCTGTCCAGTGAATCGTTCGGCATGATGTCGTCCAGAGGGCTCGGTCGCCCTTCATAGACTTATCTGCCGCCGATTGGTCGTTTTCGGACACCTTGAGGGTTTTTGCGCTCACTTCGTACCAGATATGGTACGGACGACGATTTTTTCGCGCGTAGTGACGGCCGAGCCGCAGTGTCGGCAACGTTTACGGCGAATGATGCCGTCGTTGCGGGGGCGCGTATAGACGGTGAGGAAGTGCCTACACCCGCACACCCGACAGAGCAGGCCGGGGTGCTTGACTTCGGATTGTGGGAGAACCGTCTGCTCCGTCATCGCCTCCCCCTCTGCAATTCGGACAGCTTGACAGCGACTCGCTTGGCCTGGCGGTGCGGCTGCATGCCCTCCAGGCTCGCCCCCTGAATGCTCGCGGCGACGGCGCAGCCGACCAGGCAGTCCAGCCAGTGGTTGTCGGGCCGCGTGGCCCGGAGTTTCCATTCATCCACGATCCGGTCTCGGGCCGTTGTCTGAATGCGGTATTCGGCCACTAGGTGATCGGCGAGAAGGCGGTGGGCCTTCTCGTCCCGACCGAACAGGGACAGACACCCGCGGTCGCCCATGGCCACGGCCAGGCGGGCGTGGACGAAGCTCTTCCAGTAGTTGGTATCCACCAGCACGTGACGGACCTGGCGCTTGCCCGTGGTGTTGGGGATCCGCCAGTGATGGCCGATGCGGTCGCCGCGTTTGCGCTTGTATTCGCTGAAGGGGACTGAAGACGCACCTACATACTTGCCATGGGATGGCAAGACGATCGCGGCGAACGTGCTCTGACGGCAGAACTGGTAGACCACGTCGGTGGACTGGCCCCAGTTGGCATCGATAAGACAGCGGTCGACATGCATCTCGGCGCCGTCCTCGCGCTGGTAAGCACGGCCGAGCTGTTCGGCGGCGAGTTTCTCGAGGCCGGCGTAGATCTGGCCCTCCATGCCCGCACCCGGGGTGGCGCGACCAAGCGTCGCGCGCACGTCATTCAGCGTGAAGTAGGCCCGGCGCTGGTCGGGCCACGTGCCGTAATCCACAACGTAGCCGGTGAAGTTCTCCTCCCATGCGGCCAGCAGCCAGAACAACACCTTCTGTTGCACGTCGACGAACATCGTCAGGTGGTTGCAGCCCAGAGGAATCTCCCCGCGACGGTAACCGTTGAGCTTCGTGGCGATCTCGTCAGTGCTGAGCATCTCGTCGCCTTCGACCTCGACGATTGGCTCGTTCTGGTACTCGGCGAAGAATGCCCCCTCATCCCGCAGCTTCAGGTTCATCGCGTGCTGAATGGCCGAAAGTTCATCGGCGTTGCGGCGCTGAGGCCAGGCGACGATCGCGCCGACGTCCATTGCATCCCGGTTGGTTCGGTAGAACTCCGTGGCCTCCGAGCCGTCGCCGTCATTGCGAAGGGAGTCGGCGCGGATCTCCGCGTACCTGGCCCAAAGCCTCTCGTTGGTCGGGAAGGCATAGACCATCTTCGTCCGTTCGCCCTGCCATTCAGGGTGCTTGTCGCGGTCAAGCAAACGATCGGCCATGTCATCCGGGCGGATCACGGTGCAGGCCATGAGGCCGGCGATCTTCTTGCCGGGCCCGGCCATGCCGAGTACGTCACCGGCGAGAATCGCCTCGCGCCGTTGTGATTGCGACGGTGACCAGGCCGATTCGGTTGTCTGTGGATCGTCCACCATGACCAGTTGTGGGCGCACGACCTTGCCGTCCGGCCGGGCATGGTTCTGGCCGCGGATGTCCGAGCCCTTCATGCCCGAACAGGAGATTACCACGCCCGATGCCCTCGAGCCGGGGATCGTCGGTAGGACGATCTTGTCGGCCGACCATTCGATGCGCGTCGGCTGGCCCTGGTATTTCTGGCCCTTCTGCCGGTGGACGATCCGTTCGAGACTGCGAATCGGGTAAGTCGCCTCCGGGAAATCCTCGTTGAGCAGGGCGTTGGTCTCCAGCCAGACCTTGACGTTCTCCAGCAGGTCCTTGCCCCGATCGGCGCTGGCGGCGATGAGGCATACGAACGGTGTGGCCCCGGTCAGCGCCGCCCAGACCACCGCCGTCTGGCACAGCACGGTCTTGCCGCTTCCGCGGGGCATGGCCATTGCGAACAGGCCGCCGGTACGAACGGCCTTTTCGATCTTGGCAATCACTCGCAGATGGTCGTTCGACCAAGGCAGGTAGAACACCTCGGGGAAGTAGGTCTCACAGAAGAACCGAAAGCTCTCACCGGCCTCGGCCTTCCGCTCTGGGTCGACCACGTCGGGGATTTCGCCGATATCCTGGCCGGCGCGGACCATCTCGGCATTTCGTTCGGCCTGGCGGCGCTTGATCTCCTCGTAGCTGGCGGGCTCTGCCTTCGGCTTGAGATACTCCAGCGTCAGCCAAGCGGCGTAGCGGAACAGGTCCACCGTTCGGGCGTCGCCGATGGTGTAGCCGGCCCGGTTGCGGTGGCGGCGCAGCTGCCGCTCGTTGATCACCTCGCCCAGGCCGGCCGAGTTCAGCAGCCTGGCCAGCACGGCGGGCCGGAGATGGCGCGGATTAATCGCTTCCATGGGCCAACTCCCGCACCAGGTACGCCGCGTACTCCAGCAGATTGATCGTGTCGTCAGCGCGGACCAGGCCACCGCGCTCGGCGATCTGTCGAACCTGCTCCTCCGTCACGCGCCGCCCGTAGGCCGAGGCCATTACCTTGGCCGCATCGGCCACCGCCAGGGACGTGATTCGCAGGCCGGGCTTGCCGTAAGTCTCGCTCATGTGCATGTCCTCCCGGCAGGAATCTGCACCTTTTCGGCAGCTTTCCGGCGCCCGTATCGCAAGTGCCGATACATTCCATGCTTATGGGCGCAAGTTCTTTTACTAAAAGGTGTTAATTGACTTGCCCTCCGCCGCCCGCAGAGCAAATATGAACACGTGAGAACGAAACGCAAGCCATTGAGAGAAAGGATGTTGCGATGAGAATCACGAGCGTAGAACTGGCAGGCGAGGTCGCCAAGGGCAAGACGCTGCCCATGGCCTTCGCCCGTATCCACCGGGCCCTCGACAGCGAGTGGATCGAGGTGACCATCCTCGTTCCCGGCGGCGAGCGGACCCACCACGTCCAGGCCGACTGCGACGAGGACCTCTGGTCGATGGCCGAATGCCTGCAGGCCCACCTCGACGGCCACAAGGGCACCAACAGCGACATCCACGAGTACTACGACCTGCTGCAGCGCTTGGCAGACTGAAAGGAAGCAGAGATGAACGCCCACGACATCGAAAC